GAGATGTGGAGCCGTAAGTTTCCAATGCTGGTCGGCTCTAGAGGTCTCGGGAAACTGCTACGCCCAGACGCAAAAATCAGAACCAAGGGTGGATGGACAAGTATGGAAAAGGTTTCTGTAGGAGACAAAGTCTATGGCTCCGATGGCAGATTATGCAATGTTGTGCATAAGACACCTCTTCAGTCCGATGTTGTAATGTACAAAGTTACACTAAGAGACGGCAGGACTATTGATTGTTGCAAAGACCATATGTGGAAGATATGGGACAAGAACAAGAATCACAAAAGAGCTGAAACCGTATGGTCTGAACTAAAAACTGAGGATATGGTTGATAATTACTTTTGGGTGAGGAAAGACTCTAAGTCCAAACTACCAAAAGAAACAAAAGAGTATCGCTATGCGATTCCTGTGAATATGCCTCTAATGGACGAGGATAATCGGGAGTTTGCATTAGATCCTTATGTTGTTGGAGTTTTACTTGGAAATGGATGTCTCACCCAAAAAACCATTAAGGTTACTTCTATTGATAAAGATTTACTGAGTCGATTTGAGAATCTTCTTCCAGATGGCTATCAGCTTTCTAAACCCGATAAGGATAAAGATTATAGAATTATCAGGACCACAAGCGAGGTGGTGCCGTTCTATCGTCTATGTGAAAAGATTGGAATCTGGGGTCACGATTCTCATACTAAGTTCATTCCTGAAGAATACAAGTTCGCTTCATATGATCAGAGGTTGGAGCTTGTTAAAGGCTTGATGGACACAGACGGATGGTCTGACAAAATTACCATTGAGTATTATACGGTTTCTGAAAGACTATGTGATGACATGGCTGACATGATTAGATCCTTGGGTATTTCATGTCGTAAAACTATTAAAGAGTCTCGGTTAAATGATGAAAGGTATTCAGATTGCCATAGATTGAGAATCTACACAGATCGTCCTATTTTTTCCATTGCTAGAAAGTTAAAATATACGTCTCACGAAAAATCTAAGGCTGGCAAGTCTAAGTATGAAAAAGTTTTCATTGTTGGTATAGAAAGAATTGAAAACGGTGAGGGCTACTGTATTCAAGTCGATAGTGATGACAGCACGTATATCACCGACGACTATATTGTAACACATAACACGTTCATCTTATCATTGTACTGCATACTAAGAGCTATGTTGATTCCTAACAGGAAAATCGTCGTCGTTGGTGCCGCATTTAGACAGTCAAAATATCTGCATGATTATATGGAGAATATTTGGAAAAATGCTCCGATTCTAAGGGATATGTGTGACGGTAGCAGCGGCCCAAGACGCGATGTGGACATGTGTAAACTTACTATCAATGGCAGTACAATATCAGCATTGCCCATTGGCGATGGTCAAAAAATTCGTGGACAGAGAGCAAATGACATTATCGCGGACGAATTTGCGAGCATGTCTAGAGAAATTTTTGAAAATGTAATTGCGGGCTTTGCTGCGGTATCCGCCTCTCCTATCGAAAATGTAAAAAGAATAGCAATGGAGGAAATGGCCAAGTCTAAGGGGATTGATACTTCATTTTTATATGAGAAAAAAGACCTAGACGCTGCTAAAACTAATCAGATCATTCTATCGGGTACAGCTTATTATGATTTTAATCATTTTTCTGAATATTGGAAAAGATGGAAGACTATCATAGAGACTAAGGGAGACAAAAAGTCTATTTCCAATAACGTCTTCAACGGGGAGGCAGTTCCTTCATCTTTTAAATGGGATGATTACTCTATTATGAGAATTCCTGTGGATTTAGTTCCTAAAGGGTTCATGGATGAGGGGCAAATTGCTAGATCTAAAGCCACTGTGCATAATGGTATATATCTTATGGAATTCGGGGCGGTCTTTACTAAAGATAGTCAAGGTTTCTTCAAAAGAAGCCTCATAGAGTCTTGTGTAGGCACAGATATTAAACCAGTAAAGCTGCCTAGTCAAAATATATACTTTGATCCTCTTTTACATGGAAATAAGAACTGCAAATATTTGATGGCTGTTGACCCAGCTTCTGAAGTAGATAACTTTAGTATTGTAATTCTTGAATTACATTCTGACCATAGAAGAATTGTATATTGTTGGACAACCACGAGAAAAGATCATACTGAGCGTGTAAAAAAAGGTCTAACAAAAGAAAATAACTTCTATAGTTATTGTGCTCGAAAAATTCGAGAACTTATGGCTTTATTCCCAATTGTACATATCTCTATGGATGCTCAAGGGGGTGGCTATTCTGTAGCCGAGGCTCTACACGACCATAATCAATTGCAGGCTGGAGATGTTCCAATATGGCCTGTTATTGACGAAGAAAAATCTCAGCCATCAGATGACCAGCAAGGCTTGCATATTTTAGAGATGTGTCAGTTTGCAAATTATAGTTGGTATTCCGAAGCCAACCATGGACTAAGGAAAGATCTAGAGGATAAGATTCTTTTATTTCCTCGTTTTGATCCTATCACTATCGGTATTTCTATAGAATCAGATAAAGCTAATAACAGGCTGTATGATACTCTTGAAGACTGTGTTATGGAGATTGAAGAATTAAAGAATGAACTTTCTCTAATTGAGGTTACAGAAAGTGTAAATGGTAGAATGAGATGGGACACGCCAGAAGTTAAAATTGGAGTCGGCAAAAAGAAACGTATGAGAAAAGACCGTTATTCTTCTTTATTAATGGCGAACATGTCTGCTAGATCTATTTCCTTTGAAGAAAAGAAAAGCACATATACTGGATATGGTGGATTTGCAGCAAGTTCTAATAGTAAGACTATTAACCATGCAACTTTTTCTGGCCCAAATTGGTTTACATCCCAAGTGAACGGCTTATATTGAGATTTATGGTGTATAATTAGTGTAGAGTCTGATTATATTCCAATTACATTTTGATTGTGGGAGAAGGATGTGACAAAAGAAAAGAAGTCAGAAGAGCAAAGTCCTTATATTTTTTGGACATCGGCAGAAGATCAACAACGGGCGTTTGAAAATACAGCCGGGAATATAAATAGTTATGACGGCATTATGAGTGCTAGTGCTAGTCGCCGCTCTTATATTGATATTGAGCCAAATATTTCTGTTAGACCTGATTTTCTAAAAGATGATTATTATCGTTTTCGTCCATTTGAAGAACCCGGAAACAATTTTAAACAATCTATGTCTATGTGTATGAAGGCATATGATAGAGTTGGTATAGTAAAAAATGTAATTGATCTTATGGGAGATTTTGCATCGCAAGGCATTCAACTTAATCATCCAAATAAGACTGTAGAAAAATTCTACAGAAAATGGTGGAGTAAAATTGCAGGAACTGAAAGATCTGAACGATTTCTTAATATGCTTTATCGCTGTGGAAATGTGATTATCTATAAGAGATATGGAAAAATTACTCGTAAAGATCAAAGAGAAATGTCTAAAGGTCAAGATCTACTTATTGTAGATAAGAACCCTCGCATCATCAAAAGGACTATTCCGTTTCGATATGATTTCCTCAATCCTATGCAAATTGATATAGAGGGCGGCTATGCCGCAAATTTCAGCGGAACCCCTAAATATAGAATGAAGATTTCTAATTCATTAAGAAAGTCTTTTGATAAAAACGCTAAGTTTATAGATGGACTGCCCCCTGCTTTAAAGAAAGCAGTAATAGAAAAGAGTCCCTATATTGATCTGGACAGCGAATATTTAGAGGTCTTTCATTACAAGAAAGATGACTGGGAGTTATGGGCCAACCCAATGGTTAGTGCCATTATTGATGACATTATTATGCTTGAGAAAATGAAGCTCGCAGATATGTCTGCACTTGATGGTGCTATTTCTAATATTCGTCTGTGGCGTTTAGGTAATCTAGAACATAAGATTCTACCAAATAAAGGTGCCATTGATAAGCTCCGTAATATTTTAGCAAGTAATGTTGGCGGCGGTACTATGGACCTTGTTTGGGGTCCAGAAATTGACTTCAAGGAAAGTAATACTCAGATCTATAAGTTTCTTGGCTCAGAGAAATATCAGCCGGTTCTTAATAGTATTTATGCTGGACTTGGCATTCCTCCAACATTAACTGGATTACATGGACAAAGTGGCGGATTTACAAATAACTTTATATCTCTTAAAACATTAATTGAGAGATTGCAGTATGGTAGAGATCTTCTTGCACAGTTTTGGCAAAAAGAAATAGAATATGTGCAGAAAACTATGGGCTTCACACAGCCAGCTACTATTCATTTTGACCATATGCTTTTATCTGACGAGGTTGCTGAAAAGAATTTGCTCATTAAATTAGTAGAAGAAGATATTATTTCTGTAGAAACTGTTAGAGAGCGTCTGGGTGAAGATAACTCAATAGAAGAAAGACGTATTCAAGGTGAACGTAAGAAAAGAGACAGAAAAACTATGCCTCCAAAAGCTGGTCCTTATCATAATGCTAATCTTGACTCTGAATATAAAAAGATTGCCTTGCAAAAAGGCGAGATTGGAATTGATGATGTTACTGATCTTACGCCTAAACCAAAAGAAATAGAGCCTCCTAAAAATTCTATTACCCAAAGGCCACAGCAACAGCAAAAAGAGGTTAAAGAAAATGGACGCCCTCCATTCTCTAAGGATACTGAACCTCGTAAACAAAAAAGGGTTTTACCAAAAACAACTCCGGGACAAGCAACTGTTATGATCTGGAGCAATGAAGCACAAAAGCAAATTGCCAATATTGTTAATCCTGCTTTATTAGCTCATTATAAAAAGAAAAATTTAAGAGAGCTAAGCAAGGCCGAACTCTTAGAAATGGAAGATATTAAGTTTACTGTCCTATGCAATCTTCAGCCACATGAAGAAATTAATTCAGAGAAAATAGCATTTATTTTAGAAAAAAATTCTCAATTAACTACTGAGCAAAAGAGCATCAAAGATCAAGTTTATGCTGAATGGGTGGGAAATACTAAGAAAACACCATCTATTGATGAATTGCGTCAAATTAATAATGTAAGTTATTCATTGAATTTTTTTGACGAAAAATAAACTTAATTTATTTTTCATGGCGTATTCTCTGTATAGAAAGGTAGAACATGAAAATATATTTAAATGAAATCAATGATAATTTAGCTCAAGTTATGTCGAATGCGAGCAACTCCATTGCATTTGAGTGTGATATATTGTCTCCAGAAGCTACCTCGCTTTATGCAGCTAATACTTATAAGCAGATTGTAGCAGAGTCTTTAAAGTCCGCAAAAAGTTTTATTGAAAACCATAAAGAAGTGGCCAAGCAGAAAGACCTTTATTATTTAAACTCTGTTTTGGTTTCTGCGGGATGGAATAAAAATGATGATGTTTTTGGCGTAGATGAATTGTGGGAAGCTAAAGATACTCCAGTTAACAAACAATTTAACTACATGCATGATGATACGGATATTATAGGACATATTACAGCATCTATGGTTGTAGACCATGATGGTAATCCCGTAAAACAATCAGACACTGGTGAATTGCCGGAAAAAATTGATATTATAACCAGTGCTGTTATCTATAAAACTTGGTCCGACAAGCAGATGAGAGAAAGAATTGAAGAATTGACCAATGAAATAGACGAAGGAAAATGGTCTGTTTCAATGGAATGTATCTTTAGTGATTTTGATTATGCTATTGTTGGCCCGGATAGTGAAAATAGAGTTCTGTCAAGAACAGAAGAGTCTTCTTTCTTGACAAAACATCTAAGAGCCTATGGTGGTACTGGAGAATACCAAGGCTATAAAGTTGGAAGGCTTTTGAAGGGTTTCTATTTTTCGGGCAAAGGGTTAGTCGCCAAGCCTGCAAATCCGAGAAGTGTGATCTTTAGCAAAGGAGTTAACCCCTTTAATACAAAGGCTAATATAAGTTTTAACAATTTTTTAACTGCTGTGGAGAATCATAATATGAGTGATAATACCAAGCAGATTGAAGATTTGCAGGCCGAATTAGAATCCGTTAAAGCCGGATTTGACGCTCAAAAATCTGAGATCGAAAAAACACATGAAGATGCATTAGCAGAACTTACTGCTGCTAATGAATCCGTCATTGCTGAAAAGGATCAGCTAGTTGCATCTCTTGAAGCCAAAGTCAAAGAATTGCAAGATTCTATTGCTGCTATGAATGGCGACAAGGAAAAGATGGAAAAAGAAGCTGAAGCCTTTAAGTATGACATGGAAAAGAAAGAAGAAGAACTAAAAGGCATGAAAGAAAAATACGCTGCCATGATGAAAGAAATGAAAGGCATGAAGCGTATGGCATCTTTGATTGAGGCTGGTGCAACTGAAGAAGCCGCTGCGAAAGCTATTAAAGATTTTGCAGAAGCTACGGATGAAATGTTCCAGTCAGTTGTTGCTTTGATTCAGAACAGTCCTCAACCCGCTCCAGAGCCAGTTGTTGACTCAAAAGAAGACGAAAGCGAAGACGAAGACGAAGATCAGGAAGATGCCGATGCTTCTCTTCTAGAAGATGTGTCTGAAGTTGCAGAAGCAACTTTGGCAAATCCAGAATCTGCTGAAGAAAATAAGAATGTGGCAATTGCTGCCGCAGCTTCATGGATTCGTGGATCAGTTTTACATTCTACTAAAAATCTTAAATGACTAGGAGTAATGAATATGGCTCTTAAAGGTGATCGTCACGAACTTGATACAGATATTACTTACTTTATGAACGAAACTGCCAGTCGCGGTGTTGTTGTTTCTATCAGCACTCAAGGTTCTGGCTCTGCAATGGACAGTTCTTCTGCCGTTGCAACTGTTGCCGCAGAAGCATCTGGAGCAATTCCTTTGGGCATTCTTCTTAATGACGTTGTTAATATTGACCAAACACGTCAGCATCTCAACTGGCATCAAGATGAAGTTCAGCAAGGCGGTAAAGTTACTATCCTAACCAAAGGCTTTGTTGTGACTGACCAAATCAGTGGTACTCCAACTGCTGGCCAGACAGCATATGTTGCAGATAGTGGCAAGATTGCTGGCACTCAGGATGGCACTGCTGTTGCTATTGGCCGTTTCCTTTCGACAAAGGATGCGGATGGTTATGCCAAAGTTTCTATCAATCTTCCCTGAATAAATTAAAAGTTAGGAGAAAAACATATGTCATTTTTAACCAAACCAGACGCTGAATTCATTGAATTGCTTCAGCGTACAGCTAGTACTGATCGTGTAGAGGCTGGAAATGCTATGGCTGAATTGGCTAAGGCTATTGAGTTGCCTCTTCGCGAAGGAATTATGGTTGGCGATATTGCCAGCA